ATTAATTAAACCACAAGCGGCTTCTGGACTTGTTGAGAAAGGAGGGAATAAATGCCATATTCATTAAGAAACAGACTAAAGCATGCTTGGAACGCTTTTGCTGACCCAGAACATGTTAGAAATTATAGGTATTGGGGTTATGGTTATGGCCACACAAGTAAACCGGATAGAATAAGGTTAAGGACCAGTAATGAACGATCTATAATAACATCAATCTATAATAGAATTGCGCTTGATGTATCTTCTGTCGCCATTCAACATGTTCGTCTGGATCAAAATGAGAGATATATTGGCACAATTTCTTCCGGGCTAAATGAATGTTTAACTTTAAATCCTAATCTCGATCAGACAGCAAGAGCACTTTTTCAAGACGTTGTTATTAGCATGTTCGATGAGGGCTGTGTGGCGATCGTCCCCGTTGAAACATCTTTTGATCCTAAACTTTCAAGCTCGTATGACGTTCATTCGTTACGAGTTGGTAAAATACTTGATTGGTATCCGGAGCACGTAAGAGTCCAAGTATATAACGAAAAAACAGGATTAAAAGAAGACCTTACCCCGCCTAAAAAAACAGTAGCAATAATCGAAAATCCATTTTATACTGTGATGAACGAGCCGAATAGCACGTTGCAAAGGCTCATTCGCAAATTAAACCTATTGGACGCCATTGACGAGCAAAGCGGATCGGGTAAATTAGATATAATAATACAGTTGCCCTATACAATTAAGACTCCGGCAAGGCTCGCTCAAGCGGAAACAAGACGAAAGGCTATAGAGGATCAGTTGACTGGTTCGAAATACGGCATTGCGTATGCCGACGCTACCGAAAAGATTACTCAGTTAAACCGGCCGGTCGAGAACAATTTGATGAAACAAATCGAATTCTTAACGAGTATGCTATATAGCCAGTTAGGAATAACCGAGAGTGTCATGAATGGTACGGCCGACGAAAAAACAATGCTCAATTATTACAATCGCACAGTCGAACCGATTTTGTCTGCTATTATAGACGATATGAAACGCAAATTTTTAACCAAGACTGCGAGGTCTCAAAATCAGTCAATAATGTTCTTTAGAGACACCTTTAAGCTTGTTCCCTTTAAAGATTTGGCTGATGGCGCTGATAAATTCACTCGTAATGAGATTCTTTCTTCGAACGATATGAGATCTATTATTGGGTTTAAACCCTCTAATGACCCAAAAGCCGACGAATTAAGAAATAAAAACATCGCTCCATCTAAAGAGGTAGATGAAACAAAAGAACCGAAGGAGGATAAAAATGAAATATGATTTTAGCGGATACGCTACAAAAATTGATCTTAAATGTAGCGACGGCCGAGTAATTCGTAAAGACGCGTTTAAACAAAACGACGGCCAGAAAGTGCCGTTAGTATGGCAGCATGTCCATAATGATGTAAATAATGTTTTGGGCCATGCTGTACTTGAAAATCGTCCTGACGGCGTTTACGCGTATTGCGTGTTCAACGATTCAGAAGCCGGGAAACATGCTAAAATTCTTGTTGAGCATGGCGACATTACATCGTTGTCCATTCATGCAAACGAACTTAAACAGCAGGGTTCCAACGTTCTTCATGGGAATATTCGTGAAGTAAGTCTCGTTCTCGCGGCCGCAAATCCTGTTAAGAAATAAAAACATCGCCCCATCTAAAGAGGTAGATGAAACAAAAGAACCGAAGGGAGATAAGATAAATGAAGTTTGATTTTAGCGGTTACGCTACAAAGAACGATCTCAAATGTTCTGATGGACGTACGATTCGTAAAGACGCATTTAAAGATAATCATGGCCAGAAAGTGCCGCTTGTATGGCAGCATATCCATAATGATCCGTCTAACGTTTTGGGGCACGCCATTCTTGAGAATCGCGAAGATGGCGTGTATACCTATTGCTTATTTAACGAGTCTGAGGCGGGGCAACAGGGTAAACTACTTGTTCAGCATGGCGATATTGAATCATTGTCCATCCATGCAAATCGACTGAAGCAACAAGGCGGCAATGTGTTACATGGTAACATTTGCGAAGTAAGTCTTGTTCTTGCCCGTGCTAACCCCGGCGCGCTGATCGATAATTTGTCAATTCAACATAGTGATGGGCATTTAGAAACAGATCAAAATGAGGCCATCATTTATACAGGAGATAAATTATCGCTCACCGAGGTCGAGTTTCAACATGCAGCAGGTGACCCCACTCTCCAGGAAGTCTTTGATACCCTAAATGAGGAACAGAAAAATGTTGTTTACGCCCTTTTATCCCACGCCCTTGAGGGTGACGGCGAAGAAGGCGGAGGTAAGATCGATCATTCGGCCATAATCCAAGGGCTTAACGATCGTTTCGGAAAAAAAGGAGGTAATAAAGTAGTGAAGAAGAACCTGTTCGACAAGAAGAAAGATGACGCTAAACCGAGAGCAACTTTGACCCACGCTCAAATAAAGACCATTTTCGCCGACGCCCAGAAATGCGGCTCGTTAAAAGAGAGTTTTCTGTCTCATACCCAGGAATATGGCATTGAGAATATCGATTATTTGTTTCCAGACGCCAAAACCGTTACCCCGACCCCGGAACTTATTAAACGGGACACCGAATGGGTTGCCGGTGTTATCAGCGGAACCAGGCACACCCCGTTTTCCAGGATCAAATCAACGGCCGCTGACATAACCGCCGACGAAGCCCGTGCCAAGGGTTATGTGAAAGGCGCATTAAAGAAAGAAGAGGTTATCAAACTTCTGAAACGTACCACGACCCCGACGACTGTATATAAGAAACAGAAACTTGACCGCGATGACATCATCGACATTACCGATCTGGATGTCGTGGCCTTCCTCAAAGCAGAGATGCGGCTGATGCTTGACGAGGAAGTTGCCAGGGCGGCATTGGTCGGCGATGGCCGTGAGGCTGAGGATGAGGCTAAAATCAATGAAGAAAATATCAGGCCGATTTATACTGACGATGACATGTATGCGTATCACTATATCGTCGATGCCGGCACTGAAGCTGAAGACCTTATTGATGAGGTCATCAAGTCTCGCTATTATTATAAAGGCGCCGGTAATCCGGCTTTTTACACGGATAACGCCACTCTCACAGAAATGCTGCTCCTCAAAGACACTACCGGCAGGCGCCTGTATTCAACGATTGGCGAGCTAGCATCAGCATTGAGGGTTTCAAGAATTGTGGAAGTTCCGGTCATGGAAAATCTGACCCGTGTTGTTGATGACGAGACTCTGGCATTGAAGGGCATCATCGTAAATCTGTCAGATTACACCATGGGCGCGGATAAAGGCGGCGCCATCAACATGTTCGATGATTTCGATATCGACTATAACCAGTATAAGTATTTGCTGGAAACTCGCTGCTCCGGCGCATTAACCAGGCCTCGTTCAGCCATCGTCATTGAACAGGTAGTCGAAGAAGTATCAGATCCGGCCGCCTAATAAAGGAGAAAATCAAAATGGCAAAGTTTTATGGTATAGTCGGGTATGCCAAGACGACCGAAACTGCGCCTGGCGTATGGGCGGAAGTAATAACTGAGCGTAATTATTCCGGAGATGTTATTCGTAACACTAGGAGGCTACAATCTTCCGAAAATTTAAACGACGATCTAGTCATCAATAACATTATCAGTATTATTGCCGACCCATACGCATATCAAAACTTCCATACAATGCGATATGTTTACTGGATGGGGGTCTTTTGGAAAATTACCAGTGTTGAAGTCCAGAGACCCCGTCTCCTGTTAACCATCGGGGGTGTATACAATGTCAAGAAGACTTGAACTACAAACTCGCCTTGAAAGACTTTTGGAATCTGACTATGTATATTTTCAACCCCCAGCAAACGTTGAGATGGAATATCCGTGCATTGTGTATCGACGCAATTCGGTTAAAACGAAATTTGCTAACGATTTCCCTTATGTAGCCGAAGTTCGTTACCAGGTTACCGTGATTGATCCTGATCCTGATAGTCTAATACCCGGAAAAATTGCGGCTCTTCCGAAATGTTCTTTCGACCGTCATTACACGGTAGATAATTTGAACCACGACGTTTACAATTTATATTTTTAAAAGGAGGATTAGATAAATGGCAGAAATTGTATGGGATGCAGTTGGAGAAAAGTTATATGAAACTGGTATTAGCAAAGGTGTTTTATACCCTCGTGATGCAGCCGGACTCTACCCTCTTGGCATTCCCTGGAATGGTTTGACGGGCGTTACAGAAAGCCCCTCCGGTGCAGAGGCCACGGCAAAATATGCCGACAACATTAAATATGGCAATCTTCTTTCCGCTGAAGAATTTGCGGCCACACTCGAAGCATTTACGTACCCTGATGAATTCGGACAATGCGATGGCTCCGCGGAAATTGCGCCTGGAGTTAAAATCGGGCAGCAAAGTCGTAAGTCCTTCGGCCTCGCTTATCGAACAGAATTGGGTAACGATGTCGATAATGACGCGTACGGCTATAAACTCCATTTGATTTACGGGGCAACCGCTGCTCCGTCAGAAAAAGGTTATCAAACGATAAACGATACCCCAGACATGATCACCTTTTCCTGGGAGGTCTCGACAATACCGGTAGTTGTCTCGGGATGTAAACCTACAGCTTCTCTCGTAATCGATTCTACAAAAGTTCTTGCTGCCAATTTGGAGGCACTTGAGGCTATTCTTTATGGAACAGCTGGAACCGATCCAAGCCTGCCGTTACCGGACGAAGTTGCAACTCTCTTTACCGGCGCAGCTCCGGACGCTTTGGAACTCGTTTCTATCGTGCCAGACAATGATGCTCCTGATATTGCGATCAACTCAAATATCGTTCTAACTTTCAACAACAAAATAGCCACCGAGGCGATCGTCGTTTCGACAGAAGCTGGCGTGATTGTGCCAGGCGCCAAGACCTGGGACGAAGCTCGCAAAATTCTTACTTTTGACCCGACCGAAAATCTTGCGAATAGCACCACTTATCGCGTAACAATTGCTGGTGTTACGGATATTTATGGTGATACGCTTACCCCTGAAATCTCAGAGTTCACAACCGTTGGCCTCTAAGGGCACGCCCCCTATTAAGTCGAGACCCTCTGAAATACGGGGGTCTCGCAAATTATAATAAAAATTGAAGGGAGTAATACCATGCTTAAAAAGACAATTACGTATGTTGACTATGACGGGACTACGAGGACGGAAGATTTCTATTTCAATCTGACCAAAGCGGAATTGGCCGAAATGGAAATGACAAATAATGGCGGTTTTGAAAAAAACATTAAAGCTATAATCGACGAGCAAGATTCTAAAAGACTCGTCGAAATATTTAAAGACATCATCCTCAAATCCTACGGCAAGAAGTCTGTAGACGGGAAACGCTTTATCAAGTCGCAAGAGCTTCGTGACGAATTTGTACAGAACGAAGCGTATAGCGTACTATTTATGGAATTAGCCACAGATGCCAACGCGGCCGCAGACTTTATAAACGGAATCACTCCAGTTGTTGCGCCGCCGGAGGTAAAGAATGTTAAAGATAACGATCCCGCCAGGTGAACAATACGATGAAGTTAATAACTTATTCGTAGTTTCAAAAGAGCAGCCGCTACAATTAGAACATTCTCTTGTTTCTCTGTCAAAATGGGAGTCAAAATGGTGTAAACCGTTCTTATCCAAGGAAGAAAAATCTATTGAGGAGACGTTAGATTACATTCGGTGTATGACAGTAACTCAAAACGTCGATCCTAAGGCGTATGCCTTTCTTACGGATAAGAATATTGACGAGATTAATGCGTATATCGATGCGCCGATGACGGCCACTACTTTCTCCCAGCAAAAAGGACCGATAAATAAGAGTATTATCACAGCTGAGATTATTTATTATTGGATGGTGACGTTCAATATTCCTTTTGAATGCCAAAAATGGCATCTTAACCGACTGTTAACTCTTATCAACGTTTGTAGCGTTAAAAGCCAAACGCCTAAAAAGATGAGCCCAAAAGAACGTAGAAATTTAAACGCGGCTCGTAGAAAAGCGCATAAAACAAGGGGGTGAGTAGATGGCCACAGCAAGTAAAATTCTCGAGATTGCTCGTTCGTGGTTAGGTCGTAATGAAGCTGACGGTAGCTTTCAAGAGATTTTGAATGTCTACAATTCGTATACTCCTCTTGCTAGAGGATACGCAATTAAACCAACTGATTCTTGGTGCGACGCTTTTGTATCCGCCGTGGCAATTAAGGCTGGTGCCGTCAATCTGATTGGTACCGAGGTTGGGTGCGATAGACACATTGAAATATTCAAATCCAAAGGTATCTGGATTGAAGATGGCACAATAATACCCAAACCAGGTGACATCATTCTTTTCAATTGGGATCAAAACGCTCAACCGAACGATGGTGGTTCCGATCATATCGGTTACGTCGAAGAAGTTGATGGTAAGATCATAACTTGTATTGAGGGTAACAAGGGTGAAGCCGTATCCAGGCGCCTTATAGCTCCCGGTTGGGGCTATATTCGGGGCTACGCTCGGCCCCATTATGCTGAAGAAAGTGAGGGTGATGACGTGGATTTTGCAAAGTTGACGGACGAACAAGTTGATGCTTTGGTAGCACGTCTGAATAAAAGACTTACGTCTTTACCAGCGGCAGACTATGCCAAGAGCTCTTGCGAGAAAGCTGTTCAAAGTGGTGTATTTGCCGACGGGGATAAAGACGGCCTCGTTGATGCACCACAAGCATTTTTGCGGAGGCAGGAGTTGGCGGCTGTCTTAGACAGAATCGGCCTCCTCTCAGGACAAAAATCATGTCGATGATGTTGTTACCTAGAAAAGAAATTAGACGCCGCAAAGTTGGGTTAATCTTCCGAACGTTGTTTTTAATGCTTTGTGCGCTAATTTTCTCCGGTTGGTTAAGTCTAATCTTATGTCTTTTCGGACTTAAGGTATTCATGATATTTGGTATTATTGGTTTCGGCTTCGCTTTGGTTTGGATATCCTGGTGGCTTAACGATAAAGGAAAGCTCGATTCCAGCAAGATTCTTATATTTATCTTGGTTTATATCGGAGCGATAATGGCGGGATTCTCATATTATCTCGCTTATATCGGACGCTCCGAAATAGCGGAAAGTTTGTCAAGGGCGGCGTTAGTAGAACTTGTAGCCCCAGCGGTTATAATGCTGCTTAAATCTCTCATCGAGAACCTTTCAATATACAATACTTGGCCGGATAAACCCTGTAAAAAGGACGAGCAAATCCCGCCGATATAAGGGGCTATAAGATGATTAAGTTTAAGCATTACGGCGACTTTAAAAAAACCGAAAGGTTTTTTAAAAGAGCGTCGAAAATAAACATTCAGGATATTCTAAAAAAGTTCGGTAAAGAGGGGGTAGAGGCTCTTTCGGCAGCTACCCCTGAAAGAACTGGCGCAACAAAAGATTCTTGGGATTATGAAATTATCACCTCTTCAAAATCTTTCACCATAATTTGGGCAAATTCCAACATCGTACATGGCGTGCCAATAGCCATAATACTTCAATATGGGCATGGCACAAAAAACGGCGGATATGTCCAAGGACGGGATTATATAAACCCAGCAATTCAACCTATATTTGATAAACTAGCGGATGATGCATGGAGGGAGGTAACACGTAATGACTAAAAGTGTAGATAAACGCGTCGTTGAGATGCAGTTTGATAATAAACGCTTTGAAGATAACGTACAAACAAGTACGAAATCTCTTGATAATCTTAAGAGAAGTCTTGATTTAAAAGGCGCCGCAAGAGGGTTAGACGATCTTAGCAGAGCTGGAAGATCTTTCTCTCTTTCGAATATCGCGGCCAATGTTGACATGATTGCGAACAGATTTACTACGCTCGGCATTATCGGCGTTACTGCCATCCAAAATATCACTAATAGTGTTCTTAATCTTGGGAAAAAGATGTTTCGCGCTCTTACGATAGACCCGATCACAACAGGGTTACAAGAGTATGAAACTAAAATAAACGCTATACAAACAATTCTTACTAATACAGCGGATAAAGGCGTTACTCTAGATCAGGTAAATAAAGGATTAGCCGAATTAAACGAATATGCGGATAAGACTATTTACAACTTCGCAGAAATGACTCGAAACATTGGGACCTTTACTGCGGCGGGAGTCGAGTTAGATAAGTCAATAGTCGCGATTAAGGGTATCGCAAACCTTGCCGCTGGATCGGGTTCGAACGCCCAACAAGCGTCAGTGGCCATGTATCAATTGTCGCAAGCTTTAGCGTCCGGCACAGTCAAACTTATGGACTGGAACTCCGTGGTTAATGCCGGTATGGGCGGTCAATTATTTCAAAAAGCATTAGAAAAGACTGCCGAAGAACTTGGGCATGGTCGTAACATGGCTGTTTCGTTTAGAGAATCATTAGAATCAGGCTGGATCACCTCAGAAGTTTTAATCAAAACTCTTGAAAAGTTTGCTAATGACGAGAATTTAGTTAAAGCGGCTACCCAAGTTAAAACTTTTACACAATTGTTCGACACCATGAAGGAATCTGTCCAGTCTGGTTGGGCAGTATCATGGGAGAACATTATCGGGGATAAAGATGAAGCGGCCGCAATGCTCACTAACATTAGCGACGCATTTAATAATCTTACCGGAAAGTCTTCGGACGCAAGAAACGAAATGCTTAAGTTTTGGAAAGACGCCGGCGGACGTGCCGCGCTCATCCAATCGTTTAAAAACATACTCGAAGGCATCGCGTCCATAATCAAACCAATAACCGAAGCATTTAGAGAGATCTTTCCGCCGATGACAGGGAAAAGACTAACTGAGTTAACTAAAGGCTTTGAAGAATTCACGAGAAAATTCAAAATAGGAGAAGAAACCGCAGCTAAGATAAAATCGATGTTTAAGGGCATATTCGCTATGATAGACCTTTTCATCGAAAAGACAGTTGTTTACGTGAAAGCGGCGGCTATGATCGGCGAATCCTTAGCGCCTATCGGTGGTAAAATTTTAGATCTTGGCGCTGCTATAGGTGGTTTTCTTCTAAGAGTTACCGAGTTAATTCATACCTCTGGCATATTTGATGCCACATTGGAAAAACTCGGTCAAGGATTAGACGCCCTTACTAATATGATTAAGGGCTCTGATGCGGGGTTATCAGGATTTTTATCAGGCCTTCGCAACATAGCAAAAGGGATAGCAGACGCCTTCAAGACCATTGGTGAAGGTATTGCTGGAATGGTTGGAGATTTCGATATTGAAAAACTAACAGCGATAATTAACGGCACAATAATTGGTGCTGTTTTACTCGCCGTTAAGAAACTTATAGGCTCCTTAACCGATATTACGAACGTTGGTAAAAACCTTATCGAGGGCATTGCTGGTATGCTCGATGGGGTTAGAGAATGTCTGAAAGCGTGGCAACAGCAATTACAAGCCAGTATCTTGTTAAAATTGGCTATCGCGATCGGCATATTAGCCGGTTCTTTATTCTTATTGGCATCTATCGATAGTGCGAAATTAGCAACAGCTTTAACGGGCTTAGCTGTGCTGATCGGCGAACTTGTAGGTTCTTTGACTTTATTAGGAGTCTTCGCGACTACTCCTGGGTTTAAAGCGATGATTACTGTGCCCGTAACTCTCATTGGTATATCTATTGCGCTTCTCATTCTTGCAGGGGCGTTGAAAAAAATATCAGAACTTGACCCGAAAGGGGTCGTAAACGGCCTTTTCGCAGTGGCTGCTTTATGCACCATATTAGTTAAAACAGCACAAGGGCTGTCTAAATCCACAGGAAGTTTAATTGGGGTAGGTATTGGTCTTATATTCTTCTCAACGGCCCTAGTTATTCTGACCAAAGCTATTGAAAAGCTTGTAGAGATTGATCCTAAAGGCTTAGTTAGAGCGCTTCTTGCTATAGGGGCACTCGGAGCGGGGTTAGTTCTTTTCACCAAAACAGTAGGCAAAATGGGAGTTATAAATGGCGCTGGTTTTATACTTCTTGCCATCGCTATGAATGTTTTAGTTAAGGCTATACAAAATTTAGGCGCTATGGACCACGAAGCGTTAATTAGAGGTCTTATAGGGCTTGGTGTAGCGTTAGCTGAAATCGGGGTATTTGCTACTTTAGTTGGCAATGCAAAACATATTATCGCTACGGCGATTAGTTTAACGATTATTAGTACGGCGATGCTTATATTTGCTAAAGCGATTAGTAACATGGGCAACATGCCGACTGAGGTAATAGTTAAAGGTCTTCTTACTTTAGCTGCTGCCTTATTAATAATTGGCGTAGCGGTCAAATTCATGCAAACTAGCTTAGCTGGAGCAGCGGCATTGCTCATTATAGCCGCGGCGCTTAACGTTTTAATGATACCGTTAAAAGTATTTGGAAGTATGTCGCTTGCTAGTATAGGTAAGAGTTTACTAATGCTAGCTGGGGTGTTCCTTGTACTGGGAGCGGCGGGCGTAGTTCTCACGCCTATAATACCATCTTTACTCGCTCTTGCTGGGGTTATAGTTTTAATCGGGGTGGGTTGTTTAGCGGCCGGGGCAGGTATATTAGCTCTTGCTGCTGGGATAACGGCCTTAGCGGCAGCTGGAGCAGCCGGTGCGGTGGCGATTGTAGCTCTCATAACCGCTCTTGCCGGAACAATTCCTATGGTACTTAAACAGTTAGGCGAAGGACTCTTGGCGTTTGCGGAGGTTATTAGCGGAGGAGGCACGGCTTTAGCCAGCGCCTTTAAAGCCATAGCCCTTGCGATTTTAGACGCGTTAGTCTCAGTAATACCAAAAGCGGTTGACACAATCACTTTACTCCTAACATCTTTATTAAATAAGTTGATTGAGTGCGGTCCTCAAATGTTAGATGCTGGGATTACCATTCTTGTTATGTTCCTTAAAGGCCTTGCTAGTAGAATTAGTGAGGTTATTTCAGTCGTGACGTTACTCATGATTAATATTGTAAAAGCCGTAGGCGATATGGTCCCGCAACTTGTTAACGCCGGTTTCAATATGATCGTAAGCTTTATTAACGGTCTCGCTGAAGCTATCGCTGAAGGAGTTCCTCAAGTTGTTGACGCCATTGGGAATTTGGTAAATGCCATTATCTACGCTGCTAAGTATGCTCTTGGCATTGCCTCGCCCTCAAGCGTATTTAAAGAAATCGGTTTGGACGTAATTAGAGGGTTCATTGAGGGGCTTAAGAGTAAGATTAAAGAAGTCGCTGAGTGGGCTGCTAAAATGGGTAAATCGGCAATTAAAGCGGCCAAGGAAGCAATTGATTCAGATTCGCCGTCCAAAGAATTTATTAAACTGGGCATGTATTCGTCCGAAGGTTTTGCAATGGGGCTTAGAAACTTTGCCCATCTCGCTGAGACAGAGGCTAAGGGCGTCGGTAGAAATGCCATAGCGGCGTTGAAGAAATCCATATCAAAAATCTCTAATGTAGTTAATGGGAATATAGATACGACCGTAACCATCCGACCGGTTCTCGATTTGAGTAACGTTACCTCTGGCGCTAAAACAATCGATTCGTTAATAAGTCAGAGTCGTGGTTTAGCTGTGGAGAACATCAACAGTAAAGCGCTATCAATAAACCGAAACGTTCAAACGTTACCGACTAATACCAACGAACTAAGACTTAGTAAATTAGAGAAACTTTTGGGCGATTTAAAAGACGTAATGGGTAAAGGAGAACAACGTGTCACTCATGATGGAGAGATAACAGTCAAAGGCGTAAACGACATGAACGAGTTAGTCGGGTATACTAAAGTATTAGCGAGAGAAATAAACTGGGATAATCGGTGTATACCGAAAAGAGTATCAATCTTACCGAGTCAAGCATAAAAAGGAGGGTTAGTTAATGGCCAATATGTGGGGGACTACCCCTCTTGAAGTAGTTGTTGGGTCGGCGACAATTTCAGGTGGCACTTCAGAAACCATCGTAGAGATGGAGGTGCTACCTGCTCCTCCTAATTACCAAGACATATCAACCGTAACTCAACAACAGGGTCGTAAACGTAATCGCGCTCAGGCAAGAGTATGCGTCAATACGATGAGCGAATATAACGTTTTTATAACCGATAAGGATGTTGGAGAGATACGGACGTTAACTCTTGAAATCACGGACTTTATACCGGAACAAACTCTCGTATCTGGATATTATACGATCTTATCTGTTGGGGAGCCGTCATTCGTACGGTGGGATCAAATATATTTTGACATCAACTGGTTGGAGATGGAGGGGTAGTAAATGCTCACAATACCGTCTGAGATTCTGACATTACTCAAAAGTAAGCAAATGATTGGGCCGAATCGACCGACTGCGGATTTTTACGTGGTCGGTCAGCCTGGTGCTATAGATCTTACAGACCCTACTGCTTGGTCTACTTGGAGGACGTTCGTAGGAGACACGCCAAACAGGGGTTACGGCAACATGGTCGCTACGACTGATAATTATGCGATTTGCTCATTTGTCGAGAATAACGCTGTTTATGTGGCTTTTGCGCCCTCTATAGCTGGCGTCTTAGACGGATCGCAAGTTCTTGCTGGAGCTATAAAAGTCAAGGATTGTAATGAATATGGGTATGTTCAGACCTCCTTAAGTATGATTAAAGGAAAACTACATTTAGCAATTACGAACTGGACGCACCCTCAAACGGGGACGGATGCCGAGGGTAATCCTATTTATGATTTAGGATGGGTTTTAGAATGTGAGCACTGGATTGACTCGGCCGGGAAGGGTACAGATTTTACCTTCCACAATTATATCTCCGCGGATTTATCCAGCGGCACGTCTTGGGCAAGAGGACTTCCTGGTATAGAAAACTCCCTTGGCCCAATAATTCCGATAACAGAAGACAACTGGATTATCGTCTGTCCGTCTTGGAATTATGTCTATCTCAAGAACAAAATTTGTTACACGATAGATGGAGGAGAAACCTGGACAAACGGGGCAAGCACGCCCACTAGTCTTTTTTACTATCTAGCTGGGTGCGGGGTTAGCGTCTTACCCCTTCCGGACGGTTCTTTTATGTGCGCGTGGTCGTCGTCTTCGGCGTATTATAATCCATTACATTTTACAAATAATGGCGCTACGATGGCGCAAGGCGAATGGGTCGGCGGTAACTTATCAAGCGCGACAGCCTGGCATATAGTTGGTAATAACATTTATATGTTTACACCTGAAATAAAAATTTGGAAATTTAATAGGCCGATAGAAGAATTAACGTTTGAAATAGCTATTGATCTATCCAATTGGACAGAAATTGGTCAGCTTTCGGACGACGGCATTGGTAATAGCTTAATAACTACACTTACGACCGACGCTTTAATACTCCAACATTCAAACAATGTGAAAGTTTCTGGCGCTGGAACAAAAGTGTTAAAACTTAAAATTCCAATAAAATCCGTAGTAGTTAACCGGAGTAAAGGTAGTGCCTCACGGGCTATGGTCGTGATTGACAATGCGTTAGGTGTGTTTTCTCCGGATAGTATCGGAGAATGGGCTAAGATTCTTTGGCCTAATAAAAAGATTATAATTAAAATGGGGTACGGCGATAATCGTCAACTTGTGTTCACAGGATTAATCGACGACATTTATATGAGTAATTTCCCAGCAGAATTAACCATATCCTCGCGAGATTATAGCAAGTTAGCTTTAGACCAGCAACCCCAGGATGATTTTCGTTTAGACGGAGAAGTGGCATATGCCTTTACGTATTATGATAAGACGCCGGAGTATATATTTGCAGATTTAGCTATTCAAGCCGGTTGGCCTCTTGGCTCGTATCACACGGAAGTTACTGGCGTCACGTTAAAAGAATTTCAAACGGCGCATGAGAGTATTGCTGATTGTTTTCAACGTTTATGCGAGATTACCGGGTGGGAATGGTTTTGCGACGAGATGATCGATTTATATTTTCGTCCGGCTAGAGATCCAGCAGCGGAAAAAGTGTATACCTTTACCGAGGGTGTTGATATTTTCAGTTTAAACTACAGAATTAGCGACGAAGAACTATATCGTACGATCGTGGTTTACTCAAACGATAGTAATAGGAACACCCTAAAAGCCTCTGTGGTATGGCCTGGCGCGGATTATAATAACATTCTGCCTAAGAAAACATTAATTGTTAACGCGGGCGATCTTGTTACGGACGAAGCCGGCTGTTTGGCTATTGCCCAAGCTGAGTCGAACGCTATTACCCCTAAGGTGAGAGAAGTCAATTTTGTTGCCGTTGGAAATCCATATATACAAATTGGTGACGTGATTCAGGTTATAGAAACAACAAGTTGGTCTTCTGAATATTATCGTGTTTTGGAATGCGTTCACCGGGTGAACCCAACTGGTAAACCCGTCTTTGCGACCGAATTAAAATGTTATCATTTTGCGTATGGCGAATGATGTGAAAGGAGAATTGTATGAGTATCGCTAAAGTAATTAAAAAGCAGACAGATGCGATTCTTCGCGGCCAAAGACAAGGTCCTACTGGTGGGCCAGCGGTGATAGTAGAAAAAGAGGACGGGACAAGCAGTATATCCACTCCTGGCACCGCGCGTTTAGATTTAGCCGCGCATAAGATTAGCGGAGATCATGATGATCGATATCCACTCATTAGTGATTTAAACGAGCATAAGATTAGTGGGGATCATGATGATCGATACCCGTTAGTTTCTCGGCAAGCGTTCGTTAATGAAGACGTTATCGCGATTATCCATAATTTCGGGCGGAGACCCGTGATTCAAGTTATTGGCGGAGCGGGCCCTGCTTATGGCGTGGGCGATTATGGCGTGGGCGATTATGGCGGGAGTCTAAATAATCTCGTACTTACCCCTATTAGCATTATACACAATACAGCGAATCAAGCGACAGTGACTCTTTCGAGCGCTGATACTGGGGAGGTGGTAGCGCTTGGCTGATTTTGAGTATACTAATCCAACGGTTGGGCATTCGACAAATACGTGGGGCGATCAATTAAATGTTATATTGGATATTTTAAAAGCTCACCCGGGTATAAAAGTTGTGGCGGACGCAACCGCAAAAGAGGCTTATACGCCACTCATCGGGCAAGTAGTCTATCAACAAAGCAATAACACGTTATATAAATATACAGGCGTGACGTGGGAAGAAATAGGCGGTGGCGGTTCCGCTGTCAGTTCGATTTGGGGAGGAATGTAACATGGCTATAGTGGATAAAAGACTTTGTAAAGGCACTCTATCAAACGCAAACGCTACGTTATACGCTGTTCCAGCAGTAACGACCGCTATCGTTAAGGCTCTCACTCTTTGTAATAAATCAGCAAGTGCTGCTACAGTAACATTAAGTTTTGCCGGTGTAGAAATTTTGTGTGCGTATACGCTTTCCGGTTATGAAACTCTTACTATTCCGTTCATGGATCAAATATTAGCCGCAGAAGAACTAATCGAAGGTTTATCAGGGACTGATACTGTAATTAATTATTATATATCCGGCAAGGAAGTGTCTTAAGATGATTAGGTTAGGCGCTCTTGGTATATGTAATTATTCATTAAAACCTGTTCATACAGCTTTAGAGCTTATAACTGCGACGACGGTTGCTGTTATAAATGGAAGAACATTTAATAAAACCAATGCCGGATTTGCTATTGTCGCTTATATGTATGCGACTGCGGGTTATACGGGGCCAATATTAGTAAGTCCCTTTGAAGCTAATGTTACTTATACACCTGTTGGTTACGGCGATGTATATCGTGAGGGATCAGTAGTATATCAAGGTAAAACATATTATTATTCTGGCGGTGCAACGTGGCAGTCAGGAGATAAAAACGACACTAGCGGTTTAGGTAGAATAAAGTTATATAACTACTTGAGAGCTCCTGCCGCAGTAGAATTACTTGACCGATATTTTAAAAATGGTTATAGTTAAAAATATAAAAGAAAGAGGTATACCATGCGGGTTAATATAATAACGGCCCTCAATACAAAAGATGATTAATAAAGAGTTATCAAAACAGACAGAAGCCGCGATTGTCGAAATACCTTTAGAAGCGGAGAAGTATATTAACCCAGATTCGTCGTTGAAGTTCTGATAGCGCCAAAGACCACAAAAAAATTTGCACAGATATTATAGAGGTTACCGGAGGTGGGTGGGAGAGATGGTAAATGTAGAATCTTTGAATACTATGTTAATAACAGTTCTATGCTCAGTCGTAGCATCATCGGGTTTTTGGGCATATATACAAAACCGTTTAGAAAAAAAAGATGTCAAAACCGAGATGCTTATTGGTTTAGGTCATGATAGGATTGTGTATCTTGGGCTTTGTTATATCGATCGGGGTTGGATAACTCAGGACGAGTACGAGAATCTTAAAGAATATCTATACAAGCCGTACGAAAAAATGAACGGCAACGGTACGGCTAAAAAAATTATGACGGAGGTGGATAAGCTACGCATAGTCAAATCACCTTTAAAAATTAAGGAGGAAGACCAATGACTAAAATTACTCTTGAATGGTTTAATGCCGCACTCACTCGGGCAATCAAAACTGTCGCCCAGACAGCACTTGGCATGTTTACCGTTGGGTCGGCCTTAAACGAAACCAATTGGTCCTACATCGTTTCGGTTTCCGTTGTGGCCGGTATTTATTCGTTATTAATGAGCGTAGTGGTCGATTTGCCTGAGGTGGGTACGGATGGCGTTCTTCAAATCGACGCCTCGAATCCCGACGAATTCTACTGTAAAATGGGATTAGATATTATGGGGCCGGCTTTATTAGAAAAGAAAACAGTTAAATTGGCCGTAGTCAAAGAAACATTCACCGAACCTCCTACCGATACCACGCAGTAAAAACATATTCTATAATAGAATAAAATTGAAAGGAGAAAGGAATGTTCACCAAGTTTTTTAAGAAAGAAGACTTATTGGAGAAAGAGATTGAAGATTGTTTAAGATTAATGAAAAGTATGAAACAAAATTCTGAGGAATATCTCGAACAGGCTGGCGTGCTTGAAAAGCTGTATAAGATACGTAAGGAAGGAAAAGTATTAGATACAAGTTTTTGGAGCACAGTAGTGACTGTTGGGGGTAGTATTTTAGGAATTTTGATCATCACCAATCATGAACGATTAGACATCATAACCTCTAAAGCAATGAGCTTTGTGGTAAAAGGGCGTGTGTAAAACATGCCTTTCTTTTTTTCGCAGATTTTACATATCTTATAATAGAAACATATTCTGAAAGGAGAATAGTTATGATCAAGAAAATCGACGAATTTTGGAGGAGACATAAGGATACTATTAAGAATACTATTATAGCGGTAGCGGTACCGGTAGCGATAGTATCATTAGTAGGTATCAATAGGTTGAACAAAGTCATCGAAGAGAATGATCTGGTAGATCTATTCTACGGAGAAGAAGTGAGAGTGGAAGCCGAATAGGCTTCTCTTTTTTCTTTCGCAAGATTTACATAGCTTATAATAGAAAATAAAAGGAGGAATTCTTAATGAAAAACGGTTATGAGACAATAGGCAAAGTTGTAGTAGGAATACTTATAGCGGATTTTGTTGTATTTGGAATCGGGATAGTTGAGAACGCAATCGAAAAAAGATATAGAAAAAAAGCTCGGAAAAGAGCTGGTGTAATCGACATTAAAGTCGTAAGAGAGAAGCGTGCGAAATAGCACGTTTTCTTTTTATTTTTCACATAAAATCGCCCAAAATAGGCAAAATCCTCTGAGACGCACGAGGATCGTTTCTAACGAGTTTGACCCCCTTTTAAAGGCTTTTATACCAGAGTTATATTTTAAATCGATTCTGAGCCATTCTCGAAGGCCGTTTTTCTGGGAAATCCGAAAAAAACTCCGGATAGGAGTTTTTGGAAAACAAATTCGTATATTTTACATACGCTATTATAGAATAATAATTTAGGAGGTTTATTATGGAAAACGAAAACTATGCAAGATTAGTATTTAGTAAGCGTGAATTTGTAGTCATGGGGTTATTTATAACCGGATGCGCAATAGTGGCTAACTCAATAACAAATTGGTATAGGGACAGAAACCAAAGAAAAAATCTCGAAACAATTATTAACGTAATTAAGGAAAAAGATGGGAAGTAATTTCCCTTCTTTTTTATTTTTAACAAGGGGTAATTGGGTTCGCAGGATTTACATATGTTATAATAGAAGATAAAGCGAAAGTAAAATTGAATCTTAAATGATTCCGCTAATCTTTTTATTTTTTTTGAAAGGAGAGGTAGATAGTTGAATGATTGTTTATGGTATTTAATTGAGATTTGTGACGGTTTAAGGTCTGAGCAAACACCGGGCGATTGGATTCGTGGGTGTGAGGTCGACACGGACGGAAGGTGCCAAAAGTACTTATCAAGAAACACCGAAGAAAGTGATAGAATTGCGGAGCAGTATACCGAGGACGTTAAAAACGCGTTGATACCGGTGAGGCAGAAATACAGAGTAAAGTATTTATAAACGAAGAATTAATCTTGAAAGGGGAAATAAAAATGTCACCGTTAGTCGATCTTCACAAAATTACCAACAATAAGTCGAGAGAAGAATTATTTCGTTTAGCGTTCTTCGATTCTTTAACTGGCGTACTTAACCGTAACGCATTCGAAGAGTTTCGGCCCCGTTTCGAACGTGCAATCAAAAAAACAGATTTATACGTTACAATAGTTGACGTTAATAATCTCAAACTTATTAATGACTCTGAAGGGCACCAGGCAGGAGACCGGACTATTAAATTCGTTGCTGATGTATTAAGAGAAGTTTCAGATTGGGTTTTTAGGCTTGGCGGCGATGAGTTTCTGTTAATCACAGAAAAACCTGTGATCTTTGAACATTCCTTTATAGCTTATGGTTCCGCGTATATGGGAAAACAGGTTAGTTTAAGGACGGCCATGAGCGCGGCGGATACAAAAATGTATCAAAACAAAAGATTAAAGAAAGGGAGATAGTTTGGCATGATCCTAATTCGACGATTTTTAGAAAAACATTCCCCGACAATACTCACAATCTTTAGTGTTGCCGGGTTAATATCTACTGTTGTGTTGGCTGTTAAAGCTACGCCAAAGGCCGTTAAAATAATTGAAGGCGAACAATATTATCGTGAAAGCGTTGATAAGGAAGAAACATCCACTCTCGAAAAGGTTAAGCTTGTATATCCGTGTTATCTTCCAGCAGCCATCATGGGAGGAATAACAATTGCGTGTATAGTTAGCGCGAATTCGATTAATTTAAAACGTAACGCGGCCTTAGCTACTTTATATTCCATAAGCGGGACCGCTTTAAAGGAATATCAATCTAAAATCGTCGAAACCATCGGAAAAGGTAAGGCCCAAAAAATTAAAGACTCAATTTATCAGGGAAAACTTAAAAAGAATCCGGTTAGTGAGCATAATCTTATTGTAACGGGGCGTGGTGACACTCTTTGTTACGATGATCACAGCGGCCGGTATTTCAAGAGCGATATTGAAAATATCCGGAAAAAGCAGAACGATGTAAACCGGGATTTGTTATTCGATGGGTATGTGTCCCTGAATGATGTCTATTATGCTTTGGGTTTATCAAACACTAAACTCGGTTACCAACTTGGCTGGAAGGTTGAGGACGGCCAAATCGAGTTTAAATTCAGCTCTCATCTGGCTGAGGATGGAACGCCCTGTCTAGTCGTCGATTATGAACCGCAACCAAAAATTGGCTACAATTAGTCGATAAAAATAAAACTCTTGAAAGGAGGGATTGAATGAAGACCGAAATGTTTAATAAGTTGTTTGAGGAGCAGGTTTGTGCTTGCAGTGCGACATTAATCAAAAAAGCCAAAGAATACGCGACTGAGGATCGTCTACACAATTTCAAAGTGGCGGCCGAACTGCAAGGCATAACTCCACAGGCGGCTCTTGCCGGTATGATGGCGAAGCACACAGTGTCTGTTTATGACTTGTGTAACGGGCCAAGGATGTTGCTCAGCCATTGGGAAGAAAAAATAACCGACCATATTAATTATCTGATTTTGTTAAAAGCGATAGTGGTTGAGCGTAATCTTGAATTGGCTGACCGCAACCAAGACCAGGCCGAAATGCCAGCTACGGTTGTTAAGGGCTTTAAAGAAAAGTGTTTCGCATAAACAATTCGCAGAAAAAACACAGAGTATAATAGAAACTAATTATCATTAGGGGGGATTGACGTATGTCAGATTTGAATTTGGTAAAGAAAGGCGGAATTGGAATGTTGAAAAAAATATTGATCGGCGTGGTAGTTTTGGGAGGAGCAGCGCTTCTCTACAAAGGAACCAGGGGGAAAGGTATTGACGAAAACGTCCAGGAAGTTGAGACCGAAACGACAACTGAATAGTTAACCACCAGGTAATTAAGAGGAAGAGTGTTATGGAAACATAGCACTCTTTTTCTTTTCGCCACTAACTCTTGAAAGGAGATAAAAATGAAACACCTCGAAGTAATCAAGATGGGGGCAGGTTGGGTTACATCCATAGGCGTTGGGGTGATCATTAACAATGCGGTTAGTGCCACCACACCTAAAAACATTAACGTAATTAAGAAAGCGCTTGTTGCTGCGGGCGGTTTAGTATTAAGCAGTATGGTTAGCGATGCGGCAGTGAAATATACTGATAAGAAAATCGATGAGTTTGCGGCTACTTTGGATTCCGTGACAACCGTTGAAGGATTCATTAAGAAATTTATATCTAAATCGACCATAAAAAATTCGGACTAACTCTTCTTGAGGAGGATACATAAAGTGGAGTACCCCACTAATTCACATAAGTCAAAACAGGCTGAAGAGCCAAAAAAAGTAGGAAAAGTCATAAAAGGCGATGTCATCGTCAAGAAAAAAACCTTTGGCAAGAAGGTTATGGACACTTTTCTAGGCGAGAACATTGATAGCGTTTTATCTTATATTATATATGATATTCTTGTGCCCGCGGCTAAAGGCACCATTTCTGATATGATTAAAGGCAGTATTGACATGATGCTGTTTGGGGAAATGCGTGGTCGGAGGGACAGAGACCGCGGAGGTTCTTACGTGCAGTATGACCGATATTATAAAGAACGTGAACGTGACCGTGACCGGGATCGAGAACGCTACGGACGATCAAGACAGAACATTGTACGGCATAATTTCGACGACATAATCTTGGATTCCCGCGATGAGGCAGAAGATGTCGTTAGCCACCTCGTAGAGTTAGTCGATACCTATGGCGTAGCTAGCGTCTCGGATTTGTACAACCTGGTTGGTATATCCAGCAATTTCACCGATGATAAGTACGGCTGGTATAATCTCGGAGGCGCCAATGTCAGCCGAGTTCGAGATGGGTATTTGATTAACCTGCCTCGGGTGTCGGTATTGGATTGAGAAGGGAGACAAAAATGACTCCTAAAATGATTTGGGAAATGTTTAAATTCTTATTTCTCCCCCATTTTCTTAATAGGATTACTGAGGGGGAAGTAGTCAGCTGGTTTCCTATTGGAAAAAACTCGATACGGATCAAAACGAAGAACCATAAGGAATTCGTCTTTACATATGAGGATGAGGATAACTGGATACTTGAGACTTATAAAGTTTACTTTCTTCGTATGCGGCCGATATTTATACGTCACACAAAGGAGCGAAAAAAATGATTGACCGATTATTTATCGGCTACGATTCATGTCCCAATGACAAAACGACGCTAGTAGTCTGTGTAAGGGAAGGCAGAAATCATAAAATTGTAAAAATCTTTACCGACAAAGAAGCAGAAGAAGTGTATAAAAAGTTAACTCAACAGGAGGATAAAAAATGATCGATTTAACTATTGTTAAAACTGTGGCCACGAGAGTATTCTGGCAGAACGCCTTTATTATCAAGAAACACAGCCCGGAGCTGCTCTTGGCCGCCGGGGTTATTGGGGTTGTTACCAGCACCGTTATGGCGTGCAAAGCCACTTTGAAAGTCGAGGCTATACTTGATGAGACTAACGAAAAAGTGGCCGAAATTAAAAAAGTTAAAGATGTCTTTGCTGATAGTGAAAACCCAAAGTATAACGAACAGGATTACCGGAAAGATCTAATGACCGTCCGGGTTCAATCGGGTATCAAATTAGTTAAACTCTATGGCCCGGCCATAACTCTTAGTGCGGCGTCAATCGCCTGTTTCCTCGGCGCCCATAACATTTTGCAGAAGCGTAACGTCGCGCTTATAGCTGCCTATAAGGCCGTGGAAAAGGGCTTCACGGACTACCGACGCAGGGTTATTGACGAGCTCGGGATAGACAAAGACAGGCAGTTTAAGCACGGGATAAAAAAAGAACTCGTTACTGAGATTGAAGTGGGCGAAGATGGTAAGCCTAAGAAGGTTAAAAAAACAATTGACATTGTTGACCCCAACGAGCACAGCGTATACGCTAGGTTCTTCGACGAGACTAGCGCTCAGTGGGATCACTCCGCCGAACATAACCTCATATTCTTAAAATGCCAGCAGAATTTTGCGAACGACCTTCTACGGGCTCGCGGCCATCTGTTCCTCAACGAGGTTTACGACATGCTCGGTATCCCGAGATCTGGCGCCGGTGCTGTTGTTGGGTGGCGTATCGGACTTGGTGATGACTTTGTCGACTTTGGTATTTTCGAATATGGTAAACACAAAGTGCGAGATTTTGTCAATGGTTATGAGCCGGCTATCCTGCTCGACTTTAATGTCGACGGGCTTATTTATGATAAAATATAAAAAGGAGCCATTAAAATGATCACCAACATTGAATGGCTTGGCGATTATGAATCATTCCTAAATCCTTATGAAGCAAATGTCCTAGAACATAATATAATGGCGGATTTTGAGATATTTGGGTTAAAAAAGTATTATTATAGCCCAAAGCGTAATATTTTTAAGGACGGGGAAGGTAATATAGTATTTGATATATTTCGCTTTATCACACCAGGAATATTATTTCTTTTTAAACAACAAAAAGAAACTATCTTGGCGAGAGATATAGAAGGTCGTCTTATCAAAATATGTTACCCTCCGCCTTCGTGCTCAAATATTAGTAACTTTAAAACGAGGAGAAAGTAAATGGGCAGATTAAACATTCATTGGTTTGATGGGCATTTAGATTTCCTTGACGATCGAGAAGTGCGTATTCTCGAAGATGATATAATGGCCGCGTTTGTTAAGAGCGACGTAACGCCATATTATTATGACCCGGAGGATAATTCTATACGAGAGGGTGGAGGCTTTATAATCCATGACATCTATAGGATTATTTCTCCGGGCGCTTTATTACTTTTCAAACAAAAACAAGAAACCGTCGTAATGAAAGATCTTAGCGGTAATCTCATTGAACTGGTTTGGGAACCGCATCGGTATTCGTATTTTGAAGAATGCGGCAACGTTGAAAAAATGTATAGGAAATATTTATAATTTCTTGAAAGGGGATAAACCATGGATAAAATCATTACCGAGGTGCAAGTAGCATTAAATTATCCGGTTCAAATTGGGGATAAAGTAATGCTTAGGGAGGTTTTACCAGAACGGTATAAACAGGTTGTTAATAATGAGTTAATGGTAGTCGTTGGGGATGAAA